GAAATTCTTGGTGCGATCCGAAATTGGCTGAAAACCAAAGGATTCATTGAATCATCCAAGCTCAACGACGCTGACATTGCCTACCTTCTGAGGAATCTCCATCGAGCGGCGCAGGGCCGTGGAGTGGCGAGGGCTGGAGAACCTGTCTTCAAGCGATCTGGCGATGGCTCGGATATCCGATTTGCCCGCAAGAATGTGCTGGGTGATGAGCCTGCAGCCACATGGACGTCCCCAGGCGCAACGTCGCTGGATGACTTCATCTACCGGATGCAGGACAAGCTGATCGACACCAAGCGGGTACAGGAAGCGATCAAAGGCATCGAGGATGAATGGAATCCCTACCAGAAGGAAATGCTCTACCACGGTCGCGCCGCCAAGCAGACGGAAGACTTCCTGACCAATGAGGTCAAGCCGCTGGTAAAAGCCATGCAGGACAAGGGCGTCTCAATGGATGATCTTGAGACCTACCTTTGGAACCGTCATGCCCAGGAGCGAAACGAGCAAATTGCCAAGATCAATCCCAAGATGCTCGATGGCGGATCCGGCATTCTGACGCAAGATGCTCAGGATTACCTGAAGGGTTTGTCACCCGAAAAGCAAAAGGATCTTGAGGCGCTGGCAGGGCTGGTCGACAAGATCAACAGCAACACCAAGAAGATCCTGATCGATTCAGGTCTTGAAGTACCCGAAACGATCGCAGCATGGGATGAGGCTTATAAGTTCTACGTCCCACTGATGCGTGGTGAGTCGGATATTTCTAACCGTGGCAACGGAACCGGACAGGGTTTCTCGGTCAGGGGCCCAGCCAGCAAACGGGCCATGGGCTCAGATAAGCCGGTCGTGGATATCATTGCCAACATCCTGATGCAGCGCGAAAGGACGATCGTCCGCGCAGAAAAGAACCGGGTCGGCGTGGCGCTTTATGGTCTCGCCATCCAGAACGAGAACCCGAACTTCTGGCTGCCGGTTAATCCCGAAGCAATTCGAGCGCCCAGACGCACCCGGAACGAGCTTCAAATGATGGGGCTGCAGCCTGATGAGATCGATGGCTTGATGCGCGAACCGGCGACGCGGTATATCGATCAACAGACGGGCCTTGTGGCAGCCAGGATCAACCCGGCGCTCCGCAATAGGGACAATGTCCTTGCCGTGCGCGTCAACGGAAAAGATCGATTCATCTTCTTTAATACCGGGGATCCAAGAGCCGCTCGGATGGTTGAGTCGCTCAAGAACCTCGATTCTGATCAGCTGGGATCATTCCTGTCTGGGGTCCGCATGTTTACTCATACGTTCGCCTCGATGAATACGCAATACAACCCGATCTTTGGCGTGGTGAACCTGCTGAGAGACTTGGGTGCGGGCGCGCTCAATCTCACGAGCACGGAAATTTCCGGTAAAGAAAAAGACGTCCTGGCTCATGTAGGGCCGGCGATTGTCGGGATCTATGCGGATCTTCGGGCTGACAGGGCAGGGCGACCCCGCTCGGCCGGCCAGTGGGCAAAGCTCTGGGAAGATTTCCAAGAACACGGAGGCAAGACGGGTTATCGCGATAATTACCGGACATCCGAAGATCGAGCCATAGCGATTCAGAGAATGCTGGATCCTTCCTCATGGGCAGATCACGGTCTGGGTCGTTTCTTTACGGCAGACGGTCGCCTAAAAGTCCCGATGGAAATGGTCCGCAAAGCGGCATCCCCGCTGGTCACCCCGCTGTCGGGATGGCTGTCCGACTTCAATGAGACCACGGAAAACGCGATTCGCTTGTCAGCCTATAAGGTGGCCATCGATGCAGGGATCTCCACCGACAAAGCCGCAGCGATCGCCAAGAACCTGACCGTCAACTTCAACAAGAAGGGTCAGCTGGCTTCCCAACTCGGGGCGCTCTATGCGTTCTTCAACGCCAACGCGCAGGGAACCGCGAGAATCCTTGAGACGCTGAATGGGCCTGCCGGTAAGAAAATCATTGCTGGCGGTCTTCTGGTGGGCGTTCTCCAGGCTGTGATGATGGCAGCAGCCGGGTATGACGATGATGAGCCGCCTCAGTTCACCCGCGAACGCAACTTCGTTATTCCGGTAGGCGACAACTACTTCTCGGTCCCTTATGCGCTGGGCTATCACGTTCTTCCGAACACCGGACGCATTCTGATGGAGCTTGTCCTGAGTGGCGGCAAACATGCAGGCGATAAGGTCTTTGACCTGATGGCGGCCTATATCGAGTCCTTCAATCCAATGGGATCAGGCAAATCGATCTCTGAGGTGCTTTCTCCAACGATTACTGACCCGATCGTGGCGCTGGAGCGTAACACCGACGCATTTGGTCGGCCGATCGCCAAGCAGGATCGAAGCGGACTGGATCCGACACCCGGATTCACGCGGTCCAAGGATACGGCCAGCCTCTTTGGGAAGTGGTTTGCGAAAGTGATCAACACGCTTACCGGAGGGGATGACTACAAGCCTGGGCGCGTTTCTCCGACACCGGATCAGATCGATTACCTGATTGGTCAGGCAACGGGCGGCGTCGGTCGCGAAGCCATCAAAGCCGAGCAGGCGGTCGGTAGCTTGTTCACTGGCGAACAGCTGCCACCGTACAAGATCCCTCTGGCGGGTCGATTCTATGGAAACGCGCATTCCGCTTCAGCTGAACGCGATCGGTTCTACCGGAACGTAACTGAGCTCAACGTGACCCAGAACGAAATCGAAGGGCTCAAAAAGGCGCACAAACAGGATGAATTGAAGGCATTCAAGGAGTCGCACCCCGAATCCAAGCTGATCCGAAAAGCGGATGACGTCGAGCGGCGCCTTACCTTACTCAACGCCAGAAAACGATTCCTTCAGAGAAAGGGCGATTCAAAGGATGAGATCAAGAAGGTCGAAAGCCGGATCTCCGATCTGATGAAGGATTTCAACGACCAGGTTAAGCAGGTAGCAAAATGATTGATCAGCTGAACAAGCATCTTCCCCTCGAAATCAGCGCCAATGTCCGCTATGCGGGACAGGCTCAGATTCTGAAGTTTCGCGGCTATGAAAAGCTGGCCAAACGATATGAAGAATCGGCAAAGGAAGAGCGCGGACACGCGAATCGAGTGATTCGGAGGATTCAGCAGCTGGGAGGCTGGCCTGATTACATCCCGCAACTGCCCGTTAAGGCGCAATCCAGCTGGGACGTGAAAGCCATGTTTGAGGCGGACCTTGCCACCGAGACCCGCGTTCTTCGTAGTCTTACGGACCTCATGCAAACCGCTGACGAAGATGAACAGGACTGGCAGACGTTCAAGGTGCTGCAGAAACTCACCAATGACACCGAAGACGATATCGAATGGTATACCGCCCAGCTCGGCATCATTGATGAGATTGGGCTGCAGAACTATCTAGCGGCTCAGATTTAATAGTCGTCATCCCAAAATCCGTCTCCCTCCATCTTGATCGCCGGCTCTGACCAGTCTCTGGCATGAGAGGAGGGGAGGGTCGGGATCCATTCATTACCCTGTCGGTAGTAACCGCCACGGCTCAAATCGCGCGCGCTCAGATTGGGCAGCGTGTAATACGCCTCATTGCCTCGGACCACTAAGGCCTCAGCGCCGGGATCTGGAACATCGGTTCCGGGAATGGTGGGAACGTAGCGGACGGCATGTGCGTCAGCAGCAAATAGAAGAGCCAAAAATAGCGCTTTCATTCAAAACCTCGATGTCATAGTTTGATGTCATAGAAGTCTGGAAGCCTTTGTTTACGCGGCCTCCGGAGCGGTCGATTCCCTTAGGAGGGGAATGCTCTATCCAGCTGAGCTACCGGGGCGTATGGGTTTCACTGACTTTCTATGTCTCTACTATGACGCATATCGCGCATTTCGTCCACATAAAGAACAATGACTTAGCGGCGCAATCATAGCCGGTGTCATAGTGGATGTCATAGAAGGCCGAGCTTACCGATCGCGCCGACAAGGTTCTCTGGCGCAAGGTGCGCGTACCTTTCCGTCGACTTGATGGAAGCGTGGCCAAGTATATCCCGAACCTCGTAGAGAGGGACACCCGCCATGACCAACCATGACGCGCAGGTATGCCTAAGATCATGCGGAGTGAAGTCCAAGATTCCAGCTCTGCGACAAGCTCCGGCAAACCCCTTTTTCAAACTTCCTATGACACCTGACTTCCCCGGAAAGACATAGGGACTTTTCGGGTCTCGGTCTTTACAGCTGAGAAATGCCAGTTTTGCAACCGGGTGGATGGGAATCGTGATGGTGCGCTTCCGCTTGGTGCGGTTGCTAGTCACCTCAATAATGATGCGATCTCGCTCAAGATCGACCTTTTTCCAATCAAGCGTGAGAATGTCGCGTGTGCGAAGCCCGGTGTAAATCCCGATCTTTATGAAATCGGCAACGACTGGCGATGCGTTTTGAATAAGGCGAGAGGCCTCTTCTTTGGTGATCCACCTGACGCGACCAGGAGGTTCTTCCACCTTAACTGACCGAACCTCATTCGGGATGCTGGTCCCAAATCGGCTGTTGTATTCAACGATGGCGGCGCTGAGAACCGTGAGCTCTCGCTTGATGGTTGGATCCTCGACGCCAGCTTCGCGTCGGTGATCTATGTATCCGTGGATTTCGGTTGAATCGACGCTTGCGGCATCGATACCCGCGAAGTAACTGTCCAGCGCTCTCCCTATGGATATGTTTCTAGGGACGAGCCGATTATTGCGCTTCAGGTATTCCGCTAAAACGTCAGCTACTTCTGCGCCTCCTGAGCGGCGTTTGAAGGTGTGGAAGGCTGATCTAAGCTTTTGCTCTTCCGCTTTCGCGTCCGCGTGGACGGTGGTCCCAGAAGATCGCCTAATGCGTTTGCCCGTCGCATCGGTGTACGAGATCCACCAGATCGAACTGTCTTTTTGCTTGTACGGCATCCGGAAAGTATGAACTCATCCAGTACCTTTTCGTCAATCCGAATCACTTTCCCCACTTGAAACGCAGGCAGCTCACCACTCGAAACCCAGACCTGAACAGTCCTGGTGCTGACATTTAACCTGTCCGCGACATCCTTTGTCGTGAGCATCATGGCAGTCTCTCCAACCTCATCGAGTCAACAAACGTGTGCATGACCTGATACGGAATCATTTTTTCCGGATCAAGTGCAATCAATACGCCATTTTTATCGATGTGCATGCGTAAAGGCCCAGGATAAAGCCATCCATCTTCGGGCCGGGTGATTCCAAGTTTTTCACCTTCCGTAAAAAACCCATTAGAAAATTCGTCGCGTACTTTTTTTTCGCACTGGTGCATATCCAGCGCCGTCCATCGATATTTGGGTGAAACGAATTTGTGGGCAAATACTCTTTTGCCTGTCCGCTTCATCCAGCGCGCCAGCCGTATACCGAATTTTTCGGCAACCAAATACTGGTAACCATATCGCGTATAGTTAGATTTTACGTTGCGGTACTCTTTTGACCCGCGCATCAAAAAAAGACCTGTCGTTTCTCCTGTTTTGGCGATTACGATGTCGAGGTCTGTTTTTGTTTTACTCGCATAAAGGTATCCGCTGGGATATTCAACAACACCAAAAGGACAGCCTTTCGTGATGTCAGAGATAAGGTCATTTGCCATTTTTTCTGAAACTCTAATTGACATCGAGACGCCTTTATCCTTCCAGCAGTTCAATTACGCGACCGGCCTCTAAGGTCAAATGCTCATTGGCATAGACGCGCATATCCCATTCTTGGCGGATACTCTTGTGAAGTTCCCCTGAAAGCTGTGCAACAGCGTTTGCCTGGGCAACTGTTACGCGACCTTCTAATACACCTTCCATGGTTGCCAAAAGAGCCCCTCTAAGGTCGGCCGCGTTTACGATTACTCTCTTACTCATCACACCAACTCCCTAAACTTATCCCACCACTCAGACGCAGGGCGCACCCAGACGTTATCCATTGATCCGCGTTCCCGGTAAACGATCACAACCTCGCCAGTTGCTTCCATCTTGGCAATCTCAAGAACCTGATAGACCTTCCCGCTGTGGTGTCGATACAAGGCATCGGGTTGGGGGAGGATTTTTGTTTCACTCATGCGTCCCCTCCTATCCCGTGGTGCTTTTCTGCTTGTCTGAAGCCTTCAGCAAAAGCGGATAAATAGCCTTTCTCAAAACACGTTCCTCTGTAATAAATATCAGCAATCTCAACATCGCTCAGGGGCTTCTTTGCGGATGGGATAGTGAGATGTATTGGCGGTGGTGGCATCATTAATGACTTCAGATCAGCAACCGATTTAAGCATCGCGTCTAGTTGCTCCCTAAGCGCGGCGGTTTCTCTGCTGGCCTGCTCCATTCCTTCGCGATACCCGTCATAGTAGTCACTCATCACCCCCTCCTATCCCGTGGTGCTTTTCTGCAATGCTAATTGCCCACTTGAATATCCGCGCATCAAAATCGGCTAAACATTCGTTGTCCAAATAGCGGCTTATCTCCTCCTCCGTCATCGGCTTTCTTGATGGCTCGGGTCTGGTGTAGAGGGCGCGGCGTTTGTATTCCGGGTACATTCCAGCGTCATCAAATACGTCTTTAGCTACATCAATCCACGCAGTGCTGGTTGATCCTTCAGCCATTGCTATTTGATGCACAGGCTCCGCTTCTGGCTCGGGTCTGGTGTAGAGGGGTTCAAACCCATCGACTTGATGGAAAGATATTATTTGATCTCCATTAGGCGTTGTTCTCATCCACGCTACAGGCTCCGCTTCTGGCTCATGAAACAGATAGTGTTCGGCTTCCCTCATGACATCATTTAGGGCTTTGATTTCTGGATCTTCGTCATCCAAATCTGTAGCACATACCCAGCAATAGTGGATCTTCTTGAGAAGATCGCGTTCTTTACTCATGACAACACCTTCTGTCCTACCCAAAATAAAAAAATACCTGACAGACCAGTTAGGATAAAAAACGCAAGGATGCCAAAAGCAATTTTCATATCTTCCTTATTCATTCCATCCCCCTGCCAATCTCAGCGGCGGCTCTCAAGATGGCTCTACAGGTTGCGGCGTAGGGGTCATCACCGTAAACCTCAACAATTTCTGTCGGGTTTATTTCTCGCAGCGTGTCAGTTGTTCTACGTTGCTTTGTAATGACAGAGTGCCGATTCTCATGCTGATAAATAGGGTAAGGTGTGATGCTTATACCCAACTTCACTGCAAGTCTTAACGCGTCACCAGTCTCGATATTCAGGGGGTTCCAAAGAATAGGGCCGCCTGTGTTTAAGCCTTCGACCCAAAGATCACCATAAGATTGATGCCAACGACTCCATTCACCTTCAATCCCCGCCGCTTTTGCCGCGAGTTCTAGGAGTTCTTTGTCGCTCATACTTCCTCTTCCCATTCGATGCGGATGCAGGCGTTTCTCTTGATCCCCGCGTAGTTATCAGCAGACTCTTTGCTTGGATAAACGCAACAAGACACTTCCTCATTGGGATAAACATTCACCCACCCCTCTTTCTTCACGGTCTTGGGTTTGATGCGGAAAGTTTCAAATTCATTTAATGGAGGTCCATACGTTGGTTGCCAAACGCCTAACGCTGTTTGATATTCAATCTCCTCACCGGCCGCCCACGCGACGATCACATCGTAGTGTTTGTGTTTAGTTCCCATTGGATTCCTCCAAGGCTTTCAGCGCGGCTCGGGCTTTATTGGTAGCGCAATTTGAGTCTCTTTCCTCAATGATTCCAGAATAGGCAAGCAACCCTTCCAACGCCTCAACCAACTTAAGAACAACATCCTCGCGGATGTAGGGAATATCCTCACTGCTACTTGTTTCGTTCCAATCGTACTTGGCCGAGTAAGCATCCATCCAAATCTTCTTCGGTGCTTCCATATTTCCTCCTATAAGGAAGCGCACCATCCTTTGAAATCCCGTGATCGCCAGAACCGGGCGATGATGCGCTTTCGTATAAAACTCATAAGGGATGGGACTGTTTTCGTGATCTTTCACACATCGGGCTGGCGACCGAGATCGTTATTCCAGTTCACCTCTTCCTCTGGAGATCAGCCCAGTATTCGAGGATCTTTAGGTCAAAGGAGTTATCGCGTTTACCTTTTATTCCCTATCCCATATTCAGGCGGTCCCTGAATCGTCCAGTCCCATCTCTTATAGGTGCCTGTCTTCCCAGGCTGCCAGGGGCTTTCGCAAGATCCCCAACTCGCACCACACTTACAGCGGTGGCTTGCTGTCCGGACCTAGACGGCGTCCTCAATCCAAACAATCTTTGACCTTGTCGGATCCGACTTACGATCTTGGTAAATCCGCTCTTTCAACAGGTATCCTTCAAGATCCCAGATCTTTTCCAGCGCGTTCTCGTAAGCAATCTCTTCGCCTGTTTTGCGATCAAAAACCGCAGGATCGATGCAGGCAGAAGAAGACGTCACAACAAAGCCGTTGATCATGGTGATCGCGCAGATCGTCGTGGTGGTGTCCGGGATGATCGTATAACGGACCTTGTCGATCCGGGACTCAATGCGCTCCCGAGTGATTTTTATTCCGATACCCATGTTCACGGAACGATCTCCCAATCGTCTTCGAGGATGTCGGACTGGGATGCGAGCCAAGGGACGACTTCGTCATTGACGGTTTTCATAGCGAGGTAGGCTCGGTAGGGAACCATGTCGCCAAATACGCTTCTGGCTGCATCCGTCTGCGCTGGATATGAATTAGCGGGAACGTAGTAGATGAACATGCCCTTGCCATTCCATCCGGCCCGGGCAACCTTCTCGCCAGCCTTTAGGGCTTCGATGGCCGCGCCAAACGTCATGCCGCTAATCTCGCGGTAGGCGCGTTCGAATACCTCACTGGGCGACCAACTGACGTAACCGTCAAAGGCGTCGGTGTTTGTTTTCCCGCCATCGACGTACACAACAAGAAACCCCTTGTCGGATCCGTCTTCGTCTTCAGGAAGTTCCCAGCCCCTGAAAATGTTGTATTCCAAGCGGGTCATCGGCTTTGCGTTGATTCGCTTTGTGCCGATGTATTGCTTCATTTCTGGATTCACTTACGTTTCTCCTGTGGTTGATATGCGCTATACCGTGGGATCGGTAACAGCTTCGTAGATCCAATAACCCAGACTGTCCCAGGTTCCCTCGATCAGTCGCTCTCGATGAAGGTCAGCCATTTCCTTAGCAACCTCCCTGCTTGTCTTCCCAAGAATGAAAGCCATCTGAGCCGCCGATACTTGGCGACCAACAATGTGCTTCAGGATCTGTTTGCGTAGCTCGGTCATGCTGCTTCCTCTAGGAGGCGATCTATTGATGCAAACTGGTGGTGCTTCTTTTTTGCTTCGACATAAGCGGCTCTGGCTTCAGCTTCAGTATCAAAATTACCAAGAAACATTTGACGACCATTAACCCGTATAGATGAAAAAAACCGGCCAGATTTCAACCTATAGGCACCTTTTCTTGTTTTAGCTATGTTCTGAGCATTCTGGTATTGCTCGCATTCCCGAAGGTTGGCGATCCTGTTGTCAGTCCTCACTCCGTTAATGTGATCGATAAACAAAGGCCATTTCCCATGAACATAAAAGTAAGCAAGCCTATGCTGCATGTACCTTTTTCCAAGGATGTAAATTCGAAGGTATCCAAATTTGTGAGTAGAATCGCAAGTCGCGCCAATCTTTCTATTGCTGGTCCCAATAATCTTCTTTCTTGTAAAGACTCCAGTGTCTGGATCGTAAGAAAGTAGATCCAGAAGTTGTTTGTGCGTAATTGCATTGCTCATTCGGATTCATCCTCTTCATACAAAACAATTCCATGTTCGGCGCACCATGCCTCAACGTATGCAATAAGGCTGGCTGCGCGCTTCTTTCCCATTTTTGCCGTCGATTCCCTGACGTTTATGAGCTCACCCTCAAGCCCTGCAATAAGCTCTGGCTTCATGTTTGTCGCGATTGCGTGTCCACTTACAAACAACAATTTCCATTGGGCCGCCGTCCTTGGCTTTCCCATCCACTCGACATTGCTTTTGGCTACGTCAGAGCAGATCGCGTGGAACTTCGCGTTCTGTGGCAAGCTACGTTTTTGGGCATAAACCCCAACCGTTACCTCTAAAGGGGCCCCAGACTCAGCCTGGCCTTGCCAGCATTTCAAAATGCCCCAGAGCGCCTCTGCATCCCATGGGTTTCGCAAAATGAAGCGCTGGCTTCTTTCCTCGCTCATTCAGCGCCTGCAAACTCCTGAAGCTCGACCAAAAGCTCGCTGATGTTGTCGGCCTCGCTCTTGGTGTCTTCGGTCTTGTCGGCAGCCAGGGCTTTGATGACCTTCCGCAGAATCGACTTGTCGACAAACGTCGCTTTGCTGACAGATTCAATGCCTGCTGTGAACTTCAAGGCCGCATCGGCGCGCTCCGTGTTAAGAGCCAAAAGCTCGGGAATGCACTCTTTAAGAGCGGTCAAATTGACGTGATTCATTACGCTGCTTCCTTGATGGCTGTTTGAGCCTTGAATTTTTCGTACTCGATCAGGATTCCCCTGATGCGCGAGTGATCCTTGAAGTCATGGAGCTTCAGGAATTCGAGAATGTGCGGCTGGTGATCAATGACGGCCGCCTGTTTGATCTCTGCGGTATCGGCTTTTGGGGCTTCAGCGGGCGCCGCAACAACCGACTCCGCGGCAACTTCAGCAATAACCGCAGCTGCAGCAGACTGCTCACGCTCTTTGCGCTGGGCCTCGATCTGAGTTTCAATCTCTTTCTGCTTTTTCTGGATCTCCGCCTCTTGTCGCTCTTGCTCTTCGCGGATCCGCAGCTGAAGGATGGCGTTGAAATCATCCGTGGGCTTGAGGCAAAGGGCGGCAAAATCGGGGAACAGGTGCTTGTGATCCTTGGCAGCTTCCCTGTTAGCCTCGATCAGTCGCGCCTTGTCGTTCGCCTCGATCTTGGAATTGGCTAAAACGGTAGCAAGCGCATCCTTGATGCTGGCAACGGTCTTCTTGCCCTTGATCGCGTCTGCGAATGGCGCGGAGATATTCCAGGCAATAAAACCAATCCGATCGAAAATCGTTTTGACGTATTCGTCTAGCGCTTTCTGAGCCTTTTGAACCAGCTCCAGGCGGATCGCTTCCTTGCGGGTCTTTACCAGTTTGTCGAGCGTCAATCGCTTTTGACGGGCTATCTCGCTGATCTCATCGATGGCGCGGAAGAGGGCGTCAATCGATTCAGTCTGTGACAGCGCATGATCCTTGGCTGCAGTCAGGCGATCCTCAACCTCCTTGCAGAACTTCGCAGTCTTCTCAGCGTCCGCAAAATCTTCGTCAGACTGAAGATCGGTCTTAATCCCTTCGAATACTGCGACCGCATGAGATTTGAACGCATCGATGTTGGATGCTGTCACCATGCCAGTGACTTCGATCCGTAGGGCGGGGAGGGCTTCAGGGGCTTTGCCTACTGCAGCGGTCTGCGCCTCAGTGTGTTCGAAAGCATCCAGATCCAGCTGAAACTGATCCCAGCCATCACGGATTCGTTGCTGATATTCCTGATGCGGAATGACCCACATGTATTCGCAGTTATCTTCAGTCCCATTTGACGTCATAAAGAGCAGCTTTTCAGCGCCAGTAATTAGCAGGATCTGCTGTGCTTGCGGCCAATGATGATCTGGCAGCACCCCATTGCGGAGTGATTCAGCAAGTTCGCGATTGAACTGTTTATGCTCCCATGCCACGTCTTCCATCATCGTGATACCGTCGCAAGAACACGAAAGGTGTCCGAACGAGTAAGTGGCCGGAAAGAGGTCTTCACCGATAATCTTCTCGGCAATGACGCGACCCAAGGGCTCAACCTCATGTCCGCGATCAAAGATCTTCTGAAGGGCAGGGGATACGTCAGGCGCGACACCTGTTTTCTTGAGCTTCAAAAGGTCGGTGCGCGACATGTAAGGACTGATGCCCAGCATGGCGCTGGCTTCGCTGGCTCCGTAATGGGATGCTCGGAACTGGTGCCAAGACTCGGATCCCTGAATAAGTGTGTGGGTTTGTTTCACGCTGCTTCTCCTTCGCTTTTGATAGCCAGCTCGATGTCGTAGATCGCGTTGACCTGATGTTCGGTCAGGGTGTTTTTCGTTAATACAAAACCAATGACTTCGTCAGCTGTTTTGCCTTTCTTGATCCATCCTTCAAATTTAGGAGTGGCTTCAATAAATGCCTCATCGGTGTAACCGGGCAATAAATCGGCGGATCTTGAGGGCTCGGGTTGAGCGGATGGAATGACCTTTTCTGATGCTTCTAGGATGCGATCAGCTTCGTCCTGGTCGTAGATTCCGGTGTACCCAAAAGCGAGGCGCGCAGCCTGTATCAAAGCCTTGTGTCGCAGCATTCTCTTGGGGTGTGAGACCCAGGGCCCGACGTTGGCGCGCTTGCACTCGGACATGTATTCGGTGACCTTGATCGGTCGGCTGCGATCCTTGCGGTATACGATGCACGTGCAGGCCTCGTCAGTCTGTTCAAACTCCAAACCGTCAAACTGAGAGTGCTCGTTAATGATTCGGCTCCAGCCATCCACGCCAACAACCGGAACAATCCCGTTGTTTTTGTCTGGAAAAGCGTAGATTTCTCGGGTCCAAGGATTCAGCCCGTACTGATTCGCAACCACCATCAATGCCGTCATTTGTGCGTCAGAGACCTGACCTTTGAATGCGGTTGCCTTGAGGGTGTCGATCAGCTGGCTGCCGTCACCCATGTTCAGCTTGGTTGCAAGCTGATTCGTTAAAGTCGTAAGCGCGTTGCTCATGTTTGTTCTCGCTGATTGATCGAATTCTTTGTAATTGACCGGCCCACGTTTTCCAGGGAACTGCCTCGGAGGGCTAACTGGCTCTCTGTCCGGTCTGCGGGATAAGCCTCTAACCGCCGTAGCTCGCGTTTATGCGCGTCTCGCTGAAATCAAGCGGCATTCCGTATCGCGCGCCTTCTGTACCGCGCTGAATGCCTTGGCAAACTGCCGCTCAAACTGCCAAGTCAGATATCGGATGTAGATCCGCCGAATCGTTCTCATGGTTTGGGCTCCGTCCGAATGAAAGCGTTGACTTTCTGCGCCTCGCTGAAAAAGTCGTGACTTTCGAATTCGTAAGAAAGGGATTTGAGGGCATCGATGCGCGCCTCATAAACAAAGCGCTTGGGATGGAAGCCTGAGCGCTTGGCTAGTTTCCAGAGGTAGTTCCAGGTCATTTCTGCGCCACCTGAACGGATCCTTGTTCCATTTTTTCCGCTTCAAGCTGATCCATTCGGCCTAGCGCAATAAGACAGCCCAGCATCACAAGCAGGGCAATCACTTGGTTTTCTGTTGTGCGTTCCATCAGGTTCTCCAAAAAAACACCCCCTGTCCTTGTGTGTCCTGAATGAAGCCATTCAACTGACAGGCCCTTGTTGCATCCGGCGCTGGCCTGGGCAGCTAGGGGGCGGAGACAAATATACACAACGTATATTCTTGGTGTCAACATGGCGTATATCATGAGGCAAAAAAAATCCCGCCGAAGCGGGTTGGGGGGTTTTTAAGCCCTTTGGTTCATTCGTCCATCCAGCTCCCAACCACGACCCCGCAAATGTGCATATCAGGAGTCATCTCGATCGTTGGGTATTGTGGATTCAAGGGTTTGAGATAACGCTTTCCAGCGTCTTCCGCGTAAACCTTGAAAGTGGCTGTTTCCTCGTCATGAATTCGAGCAACCACTCTGCAACCGTTCGTGATGGCCTTATCTGGATCGACAAAAATGAAACAGCCTTCCGGATAGCTTTTTTGGTTTGGGTAAGGCGAGATCATGGAATCGCCTTGCACCCGTAAAGCGTAAGTTTGGGGGCCAAATTTTCTGAGAGCCGGGATCCAGTCGTCGGCATCGCCAACATGGAATAGGTCTGGAGAAGAACAAAAGACCCCAGCCCGTACCCAGCTGATAACCGGGATCATTCCGTTCAGCGATGGTCCTGGCAGAGTGTTTTTATCGAGCATCGCGGACCGCAAGAACACCAAATTATCCGTATGCTCTTCCGTATTTAGATCGATTCTGTCGGACATGGGGCCTTGTCCGGTCTCGATCCACAAGGGACGGCATCCAATAATGGCTGATGCTTTCAGGCGCCCTTCTTTTGAAACGCCCCTAGCCCTCCAATTATTTAGAACCTGGTCTGCAATTTCGTAACCATTACGAGTAAGGCCGCGCGCTACTTCGGCTTGCGATCCCCATCCACGCATAGTTTTTGCGGCGAGCAAAAGTCTTTTGTAAGTTTCGTCCATTTCAAAATTCTGACCCAGATCCACACCATGTGGATATACATGCTTGCGCCTGTCGGTATACATGACGTATATTCGCTTCATGAACGGAATATCCAAAGCAATCGACCATGTTGGAAGCCAAGCCGAGCTGGCTCGACGCATGTCGCTCATTTCTGGGGAAAAGATCACCCCCCAAATGATTCACAACTGGAGGCTTCGCGACAACGTGCCACCTGACTTTGCGCCTTTTATCGAGCAGATCACAGAGGGCCTTGTGTTGGCTGATGAGGTTTGCCCGAAAGTTCCGTGGCATGTCATTCGCGGCAATAGTGAGGCCGCGTAGTCATGAGAGGGGAACGAAGTTCATTTCCACCTGCTTTCGGATTCCGGCTTGGTCGCTCCGGTAACTGCGACCTTTCTCCTCCCTCTGTCCGGTCGGGCGGAATGTTTGGCCGGTTTTTTTTGAGGCGTGGGAGTGAATCTTTTTGGAAAAGATTTTGTTGAACACATCCATTCCAACTTTTTCGATTTGCCCACAGGGGCAATACAGGATTCCGGTGCGAATGGCCGACTCGGAAGGAATGAATTGTTTGGATCCACAGTCGCAGATTGCTACCACACCTGTTTGTCTTGGTTTGATGACCATGAGCTACTCCTATGAATGAAGAACCACTCGATATCAAAGTGATGTTTCAGGTTGCCGAGCACATGTGGCGCGGCATCGTTAAAGCCTCTTCACAGGATGGCGAAACCCGATCCGGCTATGTCAGGAATCTGATTCGTGCTGATCTCAAGCGCCGAGGCCTGATGAAAGTATCGGACGAAGCTATTGATATGGACAGGTACGAATAGGTCAGCTTTCGGTGTTGATTAGGTTCTATAAGGAACTTTCCTGATGCGAATTGAGAATAAATCTGCTGCTGCGATGAAAGCATCCGTGGGCATTCCTCCTTGTGAGCAATGCACGGTTTGTATGCAGGACTTCTGCGCAAAGAAACGGCCAGATTGCGAAGCGTGGCAACACTACGTTGAGACTGGTAATACCCCTCAACGATCCGCGATCGGCTGGGTGGTATGAGGTGGTCAGATTATGGCGCAAAGAAGAGGATGCAGTCATCCTTGAAAGCTATCAAAAGCTCGGCGCCAAGCGGCTTGCGCGGATTATCAATCGATCACCGCAGGCCATCCACGGTCGAGCCCTTCAGATCGGCATCACCGACCGTTCGTCATGGTCGAAGGCCGAGGATCTTATCGTCCGACTCTGTTATGGGGTCGTGGGCGTCTCAGCAATCATCAAGAACTTACCAAACCGCACGGTCGGGGCCATTTATGCCAGGGCGTGGCGGCTTGGTTTGGCTGAAAAACGGAGGGACTGGTGAGCCCTCAAAAGCAAAACCCCCGGTGTGCAGCCGAGGGTTTCTATCAAGCGTCAACTGAAAAGGAGAAGACGATGACTAGGCGGGATTATACCAAAAGGTCCGAATTCTTTGCCAAATACAGGCACCCGAATTGGCAGAAAAAGCGACTTGAGGTGATGTCTGAGGCTGGCTTTGTAGGCGCCCAATGCGGCAACAAGGACGTAACACTTAACGTCCACCACAAGTTCTACGTTCGCGGCAGAAGTCCCTGGGAATACGACAACAAGGACCTCGAATGTCTTTGCGAAACCTGCCATGAGGCGAGACATAAAAAAGACGAACAGAAGGAAAAGGGTAAGCCGCTTGATTACGAGACCGGCAAGGCTTTACTCGCAAAAATGAAAGCGCACTTTAAGTCCGCAGGTGGTGAGCGTAATGCGTGACTACTCAAAGATTTCCCCAAAGTTTTGGATAGGCAACACAGGGAAAAGACTCAGAGTGATGGGTGCAGAAACCCAGATTGTTGCCATGTACCTTCTGACTTCGCCTCACGCCAACATGCTGGGCCTTTATTACTGTCCGCTGATGTTCATTTCGCATGAGACCGGGCTGGGCATGGAAGGGGCTTCGAAGGGCCTTCAAAGGGCCATTGAAGCGGGGTTTTGTTATTACGACGCCACTTCAGAGGTCGTTTATGTTCCAGAAATGGCCTCATACCAAATTGGTGAATCCCTAGCGGATAAGGACAACCGCATAAAGGGGGTCCAGACAGAGTATGACTCGCTGCCTGACAATCCCTTCCTGGAATCGTTCTACACCAGATACAGCAAGGCTTTCCGCATGACGGGTTGCCGCGCATCAGAGTCAGAAAACCCACAGCAAAACCTAAGCCCCTTGCAAGCCCCTTCGGAGCCCCTTGTAAGCCAAGAACAGGAACAAGAGCAAGAACAGGAACAAGAGCAGGAGCAGAAAACAACGCGCGCAAAACCGCGCTCCGTTTTCGACCCAACACAGATCGAGCTGCCTGTGTGCATACCCCAGGATTCATGGCAAAAGTGGGTCAAGTATCGAAGGGACAGGAAATTCAAAACCGTCGAGTCCACTTGGTATGAGCAGATCGAGTTCCTTGTGGGCCAAAGCCTGATCGGCAACTCGCCAGCTTCAATTATCTCCACCAGCATCCAGAACGGCTGGCAGGGCTTGTTTGAGCCCAAGCCTTCCTCGACTCCAAACCTTGCCAGCTACCGAGAAGCTAGAGCGCAAAGGGCTGTTGATGAGTTTGTTTATGGTTCTGCGCCTGTGGGGATCATCGATGTTAATTGACGCCAACAAGCAGGAATTCGCAGAGATCCTTCGCGGAACCGCTGAAGCCTACGGAAAGGAAGCTACTCAGAATTTGCTCAAGATCTTTTGGGCCGCACTTTCTTGCTACGAAATGAGTCAGGTCAGGGCTGCGTTTACAGCGCATATCAAGACTTCGAAGTTCATGGCCTCACCCGCAGAGATCATCGACAAAATCGAGTCTGCGACTGGCTCGGGACAGCGCCCTGGAGCGGATGAGGCTTGGGGAATGATTCCCAAGGATGAGCACAGCAGCGCGGTACTCACGGAAGAAATGCTCAAAGCGTATTCGGTGGCTGCGCCAATGCTTCACGACGGGGACAAGATCGGCGCTCGGATGGCGTTCAAGGATGCCTACAACCGCATCTGCGATGAATCAAGAGCCAAGGGCATTCAGATCAAGTGGGTTATTAGTCGCGGCTGGGATAAGCAATCGCTTGGATCAGTGGTCACCGAAGCGCTTCGGCTCGGTCGCCTAAAGCCAGAGGATGCGGCTCCGGTTTTGAGCGAGATTGAATATCACGCCCCAATGATCGCTGGACTTTTGACGGGCACGAAGGGGACGGCAAATGAAGATAGGGCCAGAGAGTTCCTCGCAAAGCTGAAGGGGTCATTGGTTTCTCCTGTGGCTTCGATCGATATGGATCGGGTCCGAAAAGAGGTTGAGGAGAAAGATCGAAAGCTGCAGGAGGGTGAGAGTGGAAAAGCCGCTTGATGATTTCGATCCCGTTGGGTGTACCTGCCCCCTGACGGAGGTGAAATACGGGGAAAACCATTCTCGATATGTCGTTCTGGAGCATACCTGTCCGCATTGCGCCGAGTGGAACCAGCGAATGCTCGAATCCGGAATTACTGAAAAGCGGCATGAGACGCCAAAGACTGAGAAAAAGCGCAGGAAAAAGGCCGCTTGAGTGATTTTGATGCAAGTTTCGCGAGGCTCAAAGCAAAAACCGAAGAAATTCAGGAAGAGCGCAAACGCAAATGGAAATTCATTCAGGACGAATCTCCGGAACTTGCTGCTTTTCTTCTTGAGGTCAATCAGGCCTTTGGCAAACCAGAAAAAACATGGGTTGTCATCAATGAGAAACGGATTTTGGGACCAAAACTAATGACTGACATCGATCATTGGGAAGAAGACATTGCCTGGCTTCAGGCGCAACAACAGGACGACGTGTCGATTATCGATGCAGATTGGTTTGCGGAGAAGGTGTTCGACCTGAAACGGAAGGGCCAGCTCACGCAAGAGGATGCAAGGCAGGCTGCTTTGAGGTTGATTCGAGGTAAACAACATGACTGAAAGTTGGTGTGAGCTTCTTGAATATCTCAGGAGTGAATGGATATCTCGGGCCAGATATGCCGCGCGTCAGATCGCTATTAAGCGAGGGTTTGTGACGTCTGATGATGTCTGGAAAGAATGTCCTCCCCCCGCAGAAATTGATCCCAGAGTCATGGGTGCCGTTTTCAAAACGGAAGAGTTCTCTCAGGTTGGGTTTGTGAAATCAACGCGCACGGTTTGCCACAAGCGCCCGATTGGTCAGTGGGTTTTGAAGTGAGCGCCGCCGCCAAACGTCATCTTGCCCGGGTGCATGAGGTTCCTTGCGTTCTCTGTGGCGCCCTCCCTGTTGAAGCGCATCACATTCGCGACGGTCAAGGAATGAGTCAGCGCGCCAACGATTGGATGGTGGCGGCGCTCTGTGATTCCTGTCACCGAGGGGATCTGGGAATCCACGGTTCCCGCACGTTACTTCGAATCCACAAGGTCTCGGAGCAGGATCTGGTGGCTCGGACGCTGGAGGCGCTGTATGGCAAGTGATCTTGAAGAGTCTTTGGCTTTTCAGATCAAGGCCGTGGGTTTGCCTGAACCTGTACGCGAACACACGTTCGCAAAGCCCAGGCGCTGGAGGTTTGACTTTGCATGGCCAGACATTCTGTTGGCTGTTGAGGTTGAGGGTGGCGTCTGGAATCGAGGTCGTCACGGAAGGGGATCAGGGATCGTTGGTGACATCGAGAAGGGAAACGCGGCTGCTATGCGCGGTTGGCGGATGCTCCGAGTGACCGGCGATATGGTGAAAAAAGGGGAGGCCGTGAGGCTGATCGAGGAATGGTTTAAGCGAGAAAAAGATGAGTAAAGGAACATTGAATCAAGTGACGTTGGTTGGGAATCTTGGCGCAGAGCCTGAGATTCGGGCAACGCAAACCGGGATGCAAGTCGGATCCCTCCGCATCGCGACGGTGCATTCGCGAAAAGGGCAAAGCGGAAATTGGGAAGACGAGACCGAATGGCATCGGGTCACCATCTTCGGGAAGACCGCCGAATTCTTCGGAAACTATGCGCGCAAAGGGAATCGGGTCTTAGTGACGGGTAGCCTTCGCACCCGCAAATGGCAGGACAAGGACGGCAAGGATCAATACACGACCGAGATCGTGGCGGATGAAGCTCAGATCCTGGAGCGCAGAGATCCGAGTCAGTCGCAGGAAAAGCCAACACAGCAAACCTATCAGCAGGCGCAGCAACCAGAGCAATCTTCGGGCGGCGACTTTGACGACGATATTCCTTTCGATCGCGTGAGAGGGCCGTACTGATGAAGTTTGCCCTGGTGATGGCGGTCTGGTGGTTTGTTGGGCCCGAATCAGCGGTAATGACCTACGCGGGGGTGACCGTTCTTGGGTGGATTCAAGTGACATGGTTGGACTGGACATGCGAACACTACTAGCGCTCCTGTTTGCAGCGTTTTGGCTCGGCATGTTCCTTGTGGTCCCGATTCTGGTGCTTGTGGTGGAGGCGATTAAGTGAGGTATTCCGTCAGGGAAAGTCTCGATGGATTGATTTTTGGACGCTGGACGGTCCTGAGCGACACCGAAGACAAGGTCGCCGTTCGGAAAGGAAAGACCTACCGATATCGCGTGGTGGTTGCAAAGTGCGAATGCGGGACCGTGCGTTCCGTTTTGGTCCAACACCTCAAGGGCGGCAAAAGCGTTTCATGTGGCTGCTATCAGAAAGAACAAATGTCGACGTTAGCGGCCAGGTCATGGGCCAAAAGGACGGTGCCGAGTGGAAGATAGATACGCACCAAAAACGGAATTTGCGCCAACCTGGAAAAGAATCGACAAATCGAGACCGCCCAAGGGCGCAAAGATGCTTTTCAAGTCCGACCATGGCGCTGCCGTGATTGGGGTTTGGTATGAAGGGTGTGAATGGGATTGGTGCGCGGGGCTACCGAAACATTCACCCGAAGACAAGGAATTCATTTTGAAAAAAGGCCGGGGGGCTTAAATGGCGGAAGAGAAGTATTCGATTTTTGAGCAGCAGGCCGCCTTTATGGTGGCGTGTGGGCAGTCGGTTGATTATCCGAACGGGGATCAGGCTGCGCTCTACTTGAACCTGATTGCGGAAGAGACGCAAGAAACCTTTGAGGCGTGGAACGCGGCCGTTGAAGCGATGGAGAGAGAGGGCTATGACCCTGCGAAATCCATTACAGAGGTCGTAGACGGGCTGATCGACACGATCTACGTCTGCTGCGGGATGCTTCACTCGCTGGGGATCAAGGGCGACTTGGCGTGGTCCGAGGTCCATGAATCCAACATGACCAAGATCGATCCAGATACCGGCGAGGTGAAACGCCGTGAGGACGGCAAAATTTTGAAACCATTTATGTTCAGGCGACCCAACTTGCTGAAAGTCGTCAAAGAAAGCTGGGGGATCGAAGAATGACGTTTGATCGCGCCTACATGGATCCGACCGAAGAGGAAGAAGAGGCTTTTAAGGAAATGTCATCAGCCTTGGACGTTCAAGTTGGCGGGGGTCACTACAAAGGATTCGTGATCCAGCCGGCAGAGTTTTGTGAGGCCAACGGAATTGGATTTCTTCCTGGGTGTGTCATCAAGCGTTTATGTCGCTGGGAATCCAAGGATGGGCTCAAGGATCTGGAAAAAGCAAAACATGAAATCGATCTAATGATCGCGATCAGGAAAAAGTATGGCCGACTCCCGTCGTAGGAAGACACCCCGCGACATCGTCCGCTCGATGCTGACGAGCTGGGGCGAATACGAGGCGCTTGGGCTCTATTCAGCCCGGGCGCAGCGCTCCATGCTGGGACGCATGGGTGATTCACGCCCCACTGGGGATGGACGCCCACTGCCTCCGGTATGGATCCCCGGGGATGTGCAGCTGATGTGCCGCCTTGTGGCGCTAATGCGTGAAACATCGAGGGCAGGGGAGGTTTACTACCGGCTCCTCCGAAAGCGATACGTTGCCCAGGAGGATGTGTCCGGTCGCCAGATCAACCGGGCAGAGCATGCAGTGACCCTTCTATGGATGAAATCCCGCCTTCGGAAAATCGATAATGAGGACTAAGTGTCTTTCATAGTGCAGGATTTCCCCAAGCTGGAGCGAATACGCTCTGAGCTACCTCTCTTATTGAGTGTTTCTCGCTGAAACACCACCTGGCCGCACCCCCTCAGAGCGGCCTTTTTTATTTCTGGTGACTTATGCACTTCCTGCTTTCAAGCGCCCTGGCCTTCATCGTCCACTGGATTACCAGCGTTGAGATTACTCCCGCAGAGATTTCACGCATCAAAGGGTTAGTTCAGGAGCTCGAAGGTAAAGCGATCGACAAAGCGATCAAGCGCGAAGAAGCGGCGAAGTTAATTAAGGAACTGGCGGGGAATTTGTCGGATCAGGTCATTGACTGGTTGATCCTGACCCTCCGCATGGTGAACAAGGCCAGCGCATGAAGCTATCAACCTCTGCCGGAACCGATTGGCAGGGTGTTTTCCAGTTAGCCATGGGCGCAATCATTGCGATGCCCGAAGGCGGATCGAAGACAACCCTCTTAATCATTTGCCTCCTCTGCATGGCGGCCGTGTCTTTTGCCACCAAGGGATCCGGAATCAGCCCAGAAAAGGGGCAGGAGCTCCTCGATACCGCCAAGGAACTGAAAGACGTTCTTGGGGATGGGCGAGAACGTGGCTAGGCTTTCCGGTATCAGCCGAAACCTGAGCGCGTTTTTGGACATGATCGCTGTCTCTGAAGGGACAGCAGGAAAAGGCGATGACGGTTACAACGTGATCGTCGGTTTTACGACATTCCACGACTACTCAAAGCACCCCAAGATTCTGGTTAGGCTCAAACCCGGACTGAAATCCACGGCGGCTGGGCGCTATCAAGTCCTCTACAAGTACGCGATTGCATACCAAAAGATGCTCGGGCTGAAAGACTTTTCGCCGGAATCTCAAGACCGCATTGCAATCCAGATGATTCGCGAACAACGGGGGCTTGAAGACGTTGAGGCTGGGAGAATCCGTGCGGCGATAGCAAAGTGCGCGAATATCTGGGCGTCATTCCCCGGCGCAGGGTACGGCCAACACGAAAACCGTTTAGACCGACTCCTGGTTGCATTCAAGAACGCACAAAGGGATACCGCGTGATCCGCATGATGCCTTTCCTGCTGCTGACTGGCTGCGTAAACGCGCCTGTCGCGCCGAACCTAAAGCTCCCGGAGCCTGTGAAGGAGTGTCCTCGCCTCTCCCTGCCTCCTGTCCCCCAGAAGGTTTACCTTCAGATCGATGGCGACAAGCTGATGTACGACGATGGGGGAGATTTATTGCTCAGGGGATATGTTCGTGCGCGCTCTCTACTGCGCTGATGGGATGTCAGGTGAAGGTTGCGGGATATTCCTGCAAGCCCTCGGGTACTTTGCTCTTTAAGGACTTGTCGCATGGCCTTTCTCCCAACACGCCACCCTGTGGATTCACTTTTGGATTTGATTGTCGAGAGGTTACGGAGACTCCTCATGAGTGACTGGTTAAAGCTGGGCGTTGCCCTGATCGGGTACGGAATCCTCACATGGTCGATGGTTCAGCAGCACGAATACCGGCTCGACAAGATTGAAAGCACCCTTGAAACCCACCTCACCAAGCACGAAGAGCAATACGAAACTATTCAGAAAACCCTGATGGATTTGAAGCTCGAAGTCGCGAGGCTCCCGAGATAACCCCAACACAAGTGTATGGCCACCAAGACAGAAACCAAGGCCAATAAAAAAAAGCTCAGTGATAAGCAGGCGCGATTTGTTGAGGAATACTTGGTTGACCTCAATGCGACGCAAGCCGCGATCAGAGCTGGATACAGCCAAAAGACTGCAGGCCAGATTGGCGAACAGAACTTGAAGAAACTTGAAATTGCCGCAGCGATTCAGGAAGCCATAGCAAAACGATCAGAGCGCACTGAAATCACTCAGGACATGGTCCTTCGAGAGCTGGCAAAGATCGGCTTTTCCAATATGCAGGACTACATGAAGTCGACAAAGGACGGTGATCCTTACCTCGATTTTTCCAATCTGACCCGCGATCAGGCTGCAGCGCTCACTGAAGTCACGATAGAAGATTTCCGCGATGGACGTGGTGAAGACATCCGCGACGTGAGAAGAGTCAAATTCAAGCTGGCCGACAAAAGAGCCGCACTGGTTGATATCGGCAAACACCTTGGCATGTTCAAGGATGAGGTCAACCACAATCACAAAATCGATTTTGCCCAGGCACTAAAAGACCTGTGGAATGGTGATGGCAGCAGTCAAGCTGGATGATGAAGCGCAAGGGATCCTTCGGATTTTGACGCAAGATTTTTCTGAATATGCGCCACGATGCTTGAAGATCCGAGGTAAGGACGGAACGATCATTCCGTTTCGGATGAACCGGGCGCAGGAATACCTGAATCAACGGATCGAGGATCAGCTTCGGGAAACCGGAAAGGTCCGCGTCATTGGGCTCAAAGGTCGCCAGCAGGGATTCTCGACCTACACCGAGGGTCGTTTCTACTGGAAGACGTCCACAACGGCCGGTAAGCGCGCATATATCCTGACGCACCTGGCTGAAGCGACATCAAACCTTTTCGGCATGACTCGCCGGTATCACGAACTCTGTCCCGAGGTCGTAAAGCCCAGCACTGCAGCCAATTCCGGCACCCGACTGATGTTCGATGACCTTCAGTCCGAGTTCAGTGTCGCCACCGCTGGGAGCTCGGGAACGGGCCGATCCGCAACCGCGCAGTATTTCCATGGATCTGAGGTGGCTTTCTGGCCGAATGCCGCAGATCACATGGCCGGTATCGGGCAGATTGTCCCTGATGCACCGGGCACAGAAATCATTCTCGAATCCACCGCCAACGGTGTCGGCAATCTCTTTCATGGGATGTGGCAGGACGCCGAAGCGGGACTTTCCGAATACCTTCCGGTTTTCGTGCCGTGGTTCTGGCAAGAGGAATACACCAAACAACCTCCGGTCGGATGGGAGCCAACAGGGGATGACGCCGAATATCAGAGAGCATTTGGCCTCTCGATCGAGCAGACCTACTGGATGTACCAGAAGATCCTCACCGATTTCAGGGCGGATCGTTCCCTCTTCGATCAGGAATACCCAGGATCTCCAGCGCTTGCATTCAAGCGGGTCGATGGCGATCCACTGATCTCGATGGATCTGGTCCTTGCTGCAGTCGCAGCCGAGAAGGCCGGCAATGTCGAACCTGCCGGCGCAATCATCATGGGCGTCGATCCTGCGGAATACGGCGCTGATGACACGGCGCTCTGTATCCGACAAGGCCGAGCGGTCACAGAAATGCGTTCTTGGCATGGCCGAGGACCGATGGAAGTAGTGGGTCTGGTCTCAAGAGAAGCCGATCGCACCCTGCCAGACATCATCAACGTCGATTGCACTGGCGTTGGATCTGGGGTTGCGGACCGATTGATTGAGCTTGGATACCCGGTCAACCGAATTCATTTTGGCGAACGCGCCATTCAAGACGAGATTTATGGCATTCGCCGCGACGAAATGTGGGGCGAAATGCGCGATTGGCTAATGGATAAACCAGCAGCCATCCCAGAAGACACACGACTCATGGCCGACCTGACGGGCCCTCAACATTCTTACGACTCAAGCCGACGGCTAAAGCTGGAATCCAAAGAGCAGATGAAGAAACGCGGACTGAAATCACCCGACCGGGCCGATGCCCTGGCGCTGACGTTCGCCATCCCTGCGTCTAGCATGATGGCTTCGCGTAAGGCTCGGATTGATCATGGCCGTAAGCGGAACTGGAGAGCGTAGTGAGTACCGAATTCGACACGCTCAACGAGCTCTATCAGGAGCACGAACCCTATAACCAGCAGCCGATCACGTCTCCGAAGGGCGGTCTCGACTTCATGCAGTACCAGCGCATGATTGAAGAGGTGCGTTATCAGCCCAACTGGCGTCAGGAAGCGGACAAGGTTGCCGACTATTACGATGGCAACCAGCTGGATCCCGAGACGCTGGCAGAGCTTGAAGAGAAGGGCATGGCCCCGCTTCTCACCAACTTTATCAAGCCCACCATCGATGTCGTCCTGGGGATTGAAGCCAAGACGCGCTCCGATTGGCGCGTCACTGCGGATTTTGATGAATACGCGGACGTCGCAGAGGGAATCAGCCAGAAACTGAAGGAAGCCCAGCGCGAAACCCACGTTGATCGCGCCTGTTCAGATGCCTATGCAGGCCAGATCAAGGCAGGCTTGGGATGGGTTGAAGTCAGCCGCAATGCGGACCCCTTCGAATACAAGTACCGCGCTGACTTCGTGCATCGCCGGGAAATGTTCTGGGACTGGACCGCAAGAAAGCCCGACCTTTCAGATGCGCGCTACATTATCCGTAAGCGCTGGTATGACATCGATCACGTCGCGCTGTATTGGCCAGAGAAAGCCAGCCTCCTTTCAGCGGCCCTTGGGCGCTGGGGTGGCAACTGGATCACGGCTGCGACCGAGAATGCCTACTTGGCTAATGCGTTTGATCAGCAGCGAGGGTCCACAATCTCCGATTTTGAGTGGATCAATCCTCGCCGGCAGCGTATTGCGCTCTTTGAGATCTGGTATCGCACCTTCCAGAAAGGGAAGATCCTCAAGCTCCCTGATCGTGTGGTTGAGTTCGATCCACGGAACAAGCTCCATCGCTATGCGATCGAGCAGGGCCTGGTGAAGCCAGAGACCGCGATCTATGCGCGCATGAACCTTTCCGTCTGGGCGGGTCCGCATCGACTGCAGGATTCCCCGACCAGCAAGAAACGCTGCCCGTATGTGCCTTTCTGGGGCTACCGGGAAGATCTGACGGGCGTTCCCTATGGTCTGATCCGATCCATGATCAGCCCCCAGGATGAGGTGAATGCCCGTCGCCGCAAGCTGATGAACATCCTTTCATCCAAGCGGGTGATTGCAGACTCAGATTCGCTGGATCTGGCCGTCAATGACTTTCAGGATGTGCTTGAAGAGGTTTCGCGTCCTGATTCGGTGATTGTCCTGAATCCGAACCGCCGTAATGGGGATGGACTACGGGTCGAAACCGACATGGGCCTTGCACAGCAGCAGTTTGAAGTGATGCGCGATGCTCAGGAGTCGATCCAGAAGGCAGGCGGCGTCTATCAGGCGATGTTGGGTGACAAATCCAATGCCACTTCCGGGCTGGCTATCAATAGCCTGGTCGAACAAGGCATGACCACGCTGGCCGAGATCAACGACAACTATCGTTACAGCCGTCACATGGTCGGTGAAATGATGGTCGACATGATCCGCGATGATCTGGTGGGCAAACCCATTCAGATCGTGGTTGGGGAAGGCTCGGTCAAGCGCACGGTCATCCTGAACAATCCCGTCCGGAATCAGGATGGAACGCTCACGATTGAGAACGACGTCGCATCGAGCAACGTCAAGGTGGCACTGGAAGACGTCCCAGCCACACCGGCATACCGGATGCAGCAGCTGCAGATGCTCACGGATATCGTGAGAGCCATGCCGCCGCAGGCTCAGGCCACATTGGCACCGACCTTCATTGAAATGTCCGACCTTCCGGAGCGCCAGCAGCTGGCGGATCAGGTCAAGCAATCTTTGGGACTGCAACAGACTGACCCGGGACAAGATCCCCAGATTGCAGCGCTTCAGCAGAAACTCCAGCAGGCCGAGCAGGCCATCGAGCAGCTGAAGAGCGCGCCTCAAACGGTACAGGCTCAGGCCAGGGCACAAGAAGCGCAGATCAATGCCGAGAAAGCCAAAGCAGAGATCGCCATGGATCAGCAGCTGACTGCAGCCCAGATCGCCAAGATTGAAGCCGAAACGCAGAAGATCCGGCTCGAAAACGAATTGGAGTCCATGTAATGGCAGGCCTTGCGAATGCGCGCCTCCCTGATGAGGCCAATGACGTCATGCTGCCGGAGCCCGAAAAGCCCAGCCTGACTCAGGTCGGTCGCGATATCCAGGCGTACTTCAACAAAGATCAGCCCGTTGAACCGGCGCAATCGCGTGATGGATTCAAACCCACACCCGAAGCGAAGGCAAAGCCGGTCCCGGTCAAGAAGGTTGAGATTGTTGCGGAGCCCGTCCCTACTGAAAAGCACGGCACAGTCCTCAACAGTATGCGCCGACTGATCACAGACTTTGGGATGCCTCCTCATCGAGCAGCTGCCGTCCTTGGGAATGGCGCTCATGAATCGGATTGGTTCAGAAACCTCGATGAAGACAAGTCCAAATACACCAAAGGAAAAGGTGGTTACGGCTGGATGCAATGGACCGACAACGAGTGGGAGCCAAGGCGCGCTAACTTTGTCGCCTACGCCAAAGCCAACAAGCTGAAGCCCGCCTCGGATAAAGCCAACTACGGCTACCTCGCTCAGGAGCTGCAGCAAAATCCTCGGTATCTCGCCTCGATGCGTAACGCACACGATGTCGATGCAGCAACCGAGAAGTTCATGAATAGCTATGAACGTCCGAACTCAGCCGTCTCGCACCTTGAAAGCCGTCAGGCCAAGGCCCGAGGCATCCTGAAGCTCTATGGCGAGAAGATGAATCCCAGACTGGCGATGCGCTAATGGCTGAATTACACCCGGAAGACCAATACTTCCACGACAACTTCAATACCCCGCTCACCCCGGAAGAAGAGCAGAAGTTCCAAGGCTGGGCGCAAGAGCACGGCAAGAATCCGGATCTGGAGACGATCGATTACGACCTCCGTGGATTCTGGAAGAACAAGGAAGAGTTTGCGGATAACGGTCACGGCAACGATCGCTATAAGAAGCCAAATCATCCGTCGTTTAGCAACGAGTCTCAATATCACGGCGCCGAAGCGCCCTGGGGCTCTTATGTCGGCGGCCAATGGTCTGACAACCCAAAAAGCTACACGCCCTCCGTCACCATGCTGACGCACACGCACAGCGACATACAGAAGCTGAAAGATTACTTCAATAAATATGAGCCTGCATACAAGCTCAAGCTACCTGCTGAGTTCAGGTAACGGACAAGCGCTCTTCCGACGCCGAAACAATATCGGAAGACCCAGTTTCAGCCCAAAGGCCTGCCTAGTGCAGGTTTTTTTGTGCTCACCGATCTCGCCGTGAGGCGACATGCACCGCTGGGAAGCGGAGCGGAACAACGGTTCCTCAACACGCGAGCCAACTGCGATAAGTGGCAGACAAGCAAGTGACGACAGAAGACGTCCTCAATGACGCTGGTGAGAGCTTAGATCTCGCCTCCCTGGACCCGGATAACCTTCCGAGTGATCCCGAGAAGCTCCTAGAGCTCCTCAATGGAAAGGCCGATGCCGATCCAAAGGAAAACGAAGAAACTGATCCGAAAACGGACGTAAATCCACAAGATTCGGACCCGTCCACCGATCTTAATCAGGAAGAAGAAGCGCCAGTCCTTTCGGCCGATGGCAAGCACACGATTCCTTTTGCGGTTCTCCGCAGGGAACGGGAATCGCGGCAAACCATGGAAGCTGAAAATGCCGCTCTCCGGAAACAACTGGATGAGCTGAAGCTGCAACCCGGACAGGCCAATCCGGAGATCCCTGATCTTGACCCGGAAGACCCGGAGCTCAAGGCCCTTGAAGAAGAATTTCCTGAGATTGCCAAACTCAACAAGGCAGCCCGAGCGGAGAACCAACGGCTTCGCCAGGAATTGAATCAGTTCAGGGACCGCGTCGAGGTGATGACCTCGCAGTGGGAAAGGGATCAGCAGCAGAAGCAACAGGCTGAAGTCGCCCAAATCAATACGGCGATCGATGCCAATCCAACCCTTCGCTACCTTCGGGATGAAGGGAATGAGCTCTGGAAAGCGGCCGTAGAAATCGATGCCCGACTGGAAAATTCACCGCAATGGCGCGATAAGCCCATCGCGGAACGATTCGCCAAGGTTGTCGAGCGGCTGGAAGAAGACTTTGGGAGCGTAAATCTCCCGGCGTCCTACCAGTCGTCACCTGTCAGGGACACGCAAAAGCCCAGGCCGAGAGCGACTGAAACGGAGCAGCAGCCCCGGATCAACACGCTATCAGACCTTAAAGGCGGCAGCGCTCCCGAGTCTCCTGCAGCAAATCTGGAGAACGCGACGGCAGCTGAAATTGGGGCGATGTTGCAAAACATCCCTTATGAGCAGCTTTCGAAGATGGATCCTCTGGATCTGCTGAAAAGGCTTTAACGATACCCACCGCTGAGAAGCGGTTTTTTTATGCCCGCGTCGTGAGACGCCCTTCCCGTAGCAGGAAACCCCAATGGCACAAACGCAGATTGCAGCGGGTTCAGCATTAGCCCGCAAAATTTACGGCGCAGCCTTGTTTGCTCGCGTCATTCAGGCTCCGGCCTTTACCCGAGCTTTGATCGGTGAATCTCCCCAGCAGGGTGATGCCGAAGCCAAGCTCAAGGGTCAGACCGCATCCACGATGCCTATCGTGCGCGTAACCGATCTCTCCAAGACCCAGGGCGACAAGGTCTCTGTTGACCTTTTCGACACCATCATGGGTCAGCCGATTGTCGGTGACCGTCAGGCTGAAGGCCGAGGCGAAAAGCTCGTCTCCTCTTCAATGGACATCCGGATCGACCTTCTGACCAAGGTTGTCGATGCCGGCGGCAAGATGACCGCACAGCGC